CTTTCCTCAACCCGTACCAGCCTTAAATCGATTAACCGCTGCTGCTCCTGTGTATTCGTTATAAGCAGTTGCAAGTTTTTAATAGCCCGGTTTAACGGCTGTAAAAAGATGTAGCTTATAACACCACCGATAACCGACATAATAGCCGTCATTTGTACTGCTATAGTTAGCCACTCACTCAAGCTCATAGTGTCACCTACTCATTATCAGTTGGTTTTTCTTTTTCTTCTTTAGGCTCCGTGTATCTTACGCATTGTTTATTCTGACATGTACCATCCTCACGTAGCGGTTTCCTGCATCTGATGCACCGTTTTATTACTTTAAATGCCATTTTTAATTGCTCCCTCCATTATTCTTCTGTACCAGTTATTTCCCGTTTTCCTTACATCAACACTATCATGGCGGATGAATGTATTTTCTATACTTCATGATTTTCTCCACTAAAAAAGCCAACCTATCTTTACTTTGATAAGTTGGCTGTTATTCTGTTGTTTATAGATAGAGCACGCCCCATCCAAATTTATTTATTAATTCTTCATCTTCTGTTAGCTATATTATAGCTTACATTCTAATCTTTTTCAATTAGTGGATGTATATATTTCATATTTCCTCCGTTCTATTTACTGCACAAAATCTTTCAGCGCTTTCGCATCATGTAGCAGCTGTGCTTCCTTAGCTGTTGGTTTTTTCTTTGTATGCCACTCTTTTTGAGCACGCTCCTGAGCGCTCTTATTAGAATCGCTTTCATACCGCTTGAACTGCTTATCAGTTATGCCTAAATCCTGCATAGCCCGCTTATTCTCAGCTGTCTTATCCTTACGGTATGCATCCATAGCATCCTTCTTTTCATCACCATAACGGCTGCGCATATCATAAAGGTAGCTGTTAATGAAGGATGTATTAGATTCATCAGTGCTGCGGAAACCCAGCCCATGAATGACTTTAGCAAAACCATCTTCATATACGCTATTAACGCGGTGATGCGTACCATAGCTTGCACCGTTAACCCAGGCCTGAATCATATTGCCCAATGCTGGTGATATTGCCTTGATTGCTTCTGCTGGATTTCCATTATGCAGCTGGTCAATAGTATTAAATGCTGTGCCCAGAACCGGACCGCCTAAAGCATTGGCAATAGCTCCTGCTGCCGATGACGGCGCCGTGCCATAATATTTCCCGCTGAACGCACCTGACATCCCGACACGACCTGAAATATCAATGCCAGCTAATGCCGGTATTCCATAGATAACCGTTTCAACAAGTTTCTTGCTTGCCGGGTCGTTGCCTGCCCATTTCATCATAGCTGCCTTGCACTCATCAGCAAGATTTTCATCTTTACCGGTATAAATACCAAACAGGAATGAGAAGAATTCATTTAGCAAATCGCCAAATGGCAGCGCTCCGGCCGCACCGGCCAGCAGCATATAAGGAACAAGGAATCTTGCCCGCTGCGCATTGTTTTCAGCATGAACAACATTGTTCCACATAAATTCAAGCTGCATAATCGGGTACTTTTGGAACTGGAACATTTGCTGGGTTAATACCGATCCCGCTCTCATTACGCCCGGAGTTGCTACATTTGAATAATCAAAGTTAGCATCAAAGTTTACTTCCTTGGCATATTGCATAGCTTTTTTAGAAATGGTCTTGCCTGGTTCAGGTTTCATTCCCTTTTCAGTTACACCCTGATAGTATGCTCCTAGGATAGCAGCTTTACGCATTAATGAATCAGCCATAGTAAACGGCAGCATGGTTTTATTGGCAGCACGTTTTATATTACCTAAAACATTACGCACTCTGCCTGAATCACGGTTATGGGAATAGCCGCCACTGTTATCAGCTAATGTTATTTCATTCATAACACCGCTATTCTTCAGTATGCGCCGGTCTAGCTTATTTGGCTTGAGTGCCCGCTTAAGTCCCTCCATTGCCCATTTGTAACTATTCAGCTTTGTACCAATATTTACAAACTGCATGAAGTTAATTGCTGCTGATGCAAAGTTACCTAAACCAAGTTTAACTACTGCTATGAAAGAACTGAAATTACTGGATAATGCTAGTGCTGGTCTGCCATTATAATAATCGCTCAGCCGTTGTCCTAGTGCTGTTTTCTCTAATGACTTATTTAAAAGTTTCTCAAACCGGCTCGGAACACCGTTCATATCGTTGATATGGTTCTTGATATACCGTGCTATATCTGTCTTAGGCTCAGCATTGAAATCACCAAACCAGCGCTCATAGGTAGATATTGCCTGCGGTTTCCAATGTTCCATTGCTACATAACGTGAGGATGCATTGAAGTAATGCTCCAGCAGCCACGGCACATCTTTTTCAAACCCCTCGGCGCCTTTGCGTTTTTTCATATTACCAAAGAAACGATGCCGTCCCTTTATTTTTGCGCCAGCTGATTCACGCAGGAACTTTCTTGCTTCATTGAGTGACATATCCGTATTCTTATGTATCTGGCTAGTCATTCTAGCAAAATCACGGTCCCCAACTACGACGTTGTTGTATTCCTCATCATATTCAAAGCCCTGTGCTCTAATAACATATTCAGAATCGGGATTTTCCTTTGCATAACCATTAGCAAGTTTAGCAGCCTCTTTTAAACTTCTGCCACTGCCACGAGTTACAAGTATTTCTTCTCCATCTTCATTAGTATATTTTTGATAAACCATGAATTTATGAAAGAAATGCGGTACATAGCCAGTTAATTTAGTTAAAGGCTTGGGCCGTTCTGTATAATCAACCCGCCATAAAGTAGTACCTAAATCATCCGTCACGGGTTCAAAATCTATAACGCAAACATCCTTATCTGCCTTTAATTTACTTAAGGCCTCAGGCGATACCATCTCGCCCGTATGCTCATAAATTTTAGCGCCGCGATATGTTACCAGTATTTTGCCATTGCCTTTATTAATTATACTAAGAATATCGCTGTCCTTAAGGAAATGTGCCTTTTTGAAATCATCCAGCTGGCTGCTATGAAGAATCTTATTGCGCTCTATCACCTGCATCCGAGCATCATTTATCAGCTTATAGGCACTGCCAAGACGCAGCCGAACCAGCTTATAGGCACGAATTGCATTATCGGAAAGTCCCATTTCCTTCAAATCCTTAACTTTGTATTCCTTGCCTTCCATATCACCTTGCAGCAGCGCCTGTGATACATCGTCCAAATCCTTCTTATCTTTGGTATACTGGTTAAACCGTTTCATAGCCTCACCATAATGCGCCCTGAGTTTTTCCTGCTCATCGTATGCCTTGCGGGCTAAATTATAGAAATACTTGACAGCATTATTCTTCTTTGAAACCTGTCTTACCGTCTTAACCCACATATCGAGCATATTCAAGTTGTCAATATCACGCTCCTTTTTCTTGCGAATTTCAACGTTCTTTTCGGTGGCAATTTTACCCAGCTCGCTCATTGACTTTTTAATGCGGTTCAGCGAACCAGCCGGTTCCATCTCCGTCTGCATTTCACTGATGGAGTATTTTTGCGTACTAGAAAAGCCGTCCTTGTCAGAACGGCTTGATTCGTTATTATCTTTTGCACTGTAGCGAACTATCAGTTTGCCTTTATTGGCAGTATCTTCCTTGAAATTACCTTCACTATCAACCAATGGATTGTCTTTTATTATGCGCTGTATCTCCGGTGCGTTCCACGTATCGTGATATTCGCCCGGGATTATTAACTGGTTAGTGCTTTCGTCAACACTTCTAGCTCTTCCTCCGATAAATCGCTCCAAAGATTCAGCAAGGCGGCTCTCACCTCTGAGGCGGTTTTCGCTTTGTAAAGTCTGTTTAAGTACGTTCTGTGCATATACGCTGGTAAAGGCTTTCCGTTTCGCGTCTCCATCTAATGCCGCCTCCTTTAACTGCCCAGCAATCACTGCTCTTAATGCCGGTGATTTTTCCCGTTTATAAGCAACATACAACTGCTGTACTTTGTGATTTACATCCTCTAACAATCGCTCACGAACCTCTAGGAAGTCCATATTGTCATTAATACGATTGCCAAGCTCTGCTATCCTTTGTTTAATTTCATTATCAATCTCACGATGGCTTTTGTCAATACTGCGGTCATAAATTTTTCCGCTTTCAATATCGCTGAATATTCTCGATACCTCGCTATTGCCGTTGACAATGCGCTCTAACAGCTCTGCCAAACTTTTTGCAATTCCCTTAATCTTTTCAAAGATAGTGTTGTAATTAGCTTTTTCATCTTTATGACGGCTGATAAACCATTCACGATAACGGTCAGCCGCATATTCCTCTACAGTCTTGCCAACTTTTCTTGCTTCATCCCCAAACGCTTCCTCGATTGCAGTCTTTTCTTCATCAAGGAGTGCCATATTGTAGGCTACATGAAAGGCTTCATGATATATGGTGCCATCATCGCCATTGCGGGCAAGACCAATTACAGCATTATAATCCAGTATATTAGTATAGCCGTTTACAGTTATAGCAACCTCACCATCAAAACCATGCGCTTTACGAGCTTTGTTTTCTTCTGTTCCTGGCAGGTTTATATTATCTCTGATTCGTACAGTGACATACGTGTTATTCTGTAGCTTTAATTGCAACTGATCAGGCTGATAGCCTATTACCTTGCCTGTCGGGAACGCCTGCCGTACTTCCTGCTTAATCAATGCGTCATTAAGCCTGTTGGTGCTGATACCTTCGCTGACACTGTAATGCTTATCAACCATTGCTGTTTCAATCTGCCGGTTAATATCCTTCAGCTTTTTATTGAGTTCTGCCAGCTTTTCAGTATATGGATTTTTCTGCGCAGCTATTTCCTTGGCTTCTTCCAGCAACATGTTGAGCCGGTCCCTCTCGTTAGTAAGCTGTTTCAGTTCCTTTTCAGGATTTTTAGCTAAGCAGTTTTCAATACCTGCTATAGAACTAGTCTGCGTATGATAAGAATAATTCTTGACCAGCTGGTACATTGGTGTTGCTTCTGAAAAGGCGTCAACTTTGTACAGGCTGGCTTTTATTTTGAATCCGCCAATACTGCCTATTTCCTTAGGAACATTATCCAGCTTGGCATTGATACCAGCTAAGGCCTTGTCAGCGTCAGCACGCTTGGTGTATGTCTTGCCGTCCAATATAATAGCAAAATCATCGCCTCGAGTTGATTTACGGGCTTTTATATCCCTTTCAATCCTGCCAATAGTTCCCTCTGCTCCTGCTACCTTCTCAGGCAAGGTCTGCAACTGTGTTTCAGCCGTATGTACTTTGCGGTTAAATTCAGTCGAAGCATGAGAATACTTCGTTACCTCGTTGTTTAGTTTCAGCTGGTCTTTTATTAATGGATTGCCTGTTGCCGCACCTTCTATTTCAGCATAGGAAAGTGTTGCAATGTCTGCGTCCTCAACCACTCGCAGGTTGGTATTATCGCTCATTGCCTGCGCTATAATCGACGCTTTGTTTTTGAGCTTCTCCCACATATTAGCGTCAAATGAATCCTTGATAACGTAGTTAAATATTTCAACTTCGCTGTTCTGATTACCCTGTCTTAGTATGCGTCCGTGCCGTTGCTCAAGGTCACGGGGACGCCACGGGGCGTCAAGGTCATGCAGTGCTGCTAAATGGTGCTGGCAGTTAGTTCCTGCGCCCATACGTGCGGTAGAACCTATAAGTATTCTAAGGTCGCCACGGTCTACCTTTTGGAATAACTCTGCCTGTTCATCTTTATTTTTAGCCTGCTGAACAAACGCTATCTGCTCATCAGGAATACCACGGCGTTTCAAGGCGTCCATAAGCCTGTCATATACGCTGGCATTATCACCTTCGGAACCATCATCGACAAGCTTATCACTGTCAGTATCGGCATTTGCTTTTTCATTTTCCGCTTTTGGTATACCAAGGTCACAAAATACTAATTGTGCGCCCTTTACATCAGCAGTACGGTCGAATACCTCTGCAATCTTATCAGCACATACTTCTATCTTTGCGTCACTTAATGCCATCTTGCGCAAGTCACCAGTGAGTTTAAGCATATTGTCCGCACCTTTTTTCTGCTTGTAGGCATTTTTCTTCATATCCGCTACCCGCTCCGGCACTACCTCACGGATATAACGGACAATTTCAGGGTCAGGCTCCAAGGCTACAACTGTCGGTTTGTCATTCTTTAACTTTGGAATATCGAGGTTTAAATCCTCCTGCCGTTTGACATCAGCAAATTTGCGGAACATCTTTGTCAGCTCTGCCATGTTGATGAAGTTCTTTATCTTGTTTACCTTGCGGAATCCATCACCGGAAGGTTTACGCTCGATACCTGTACCAATTTCACCAAAGGTGCGAATCCAGCTGTCAAAGAGTTCTACGCCTTTTTCCTTCAAACCACGGCTGTCAAGGTATCTCATCATGGTATACATTTCAGCCATAGTATTAGATATTGGCGTACCGGTAGCAAATACCACACCACGCCCGTCATGCAGTCTAGTCAGATACTGAGTTTTGACAAACATATCCATCGAACGGTTAGCGTTTGAGTTAGTAAGTCCTGATACATTGCCGATTGCCGTTGTATAATGCAGATTTTTAAACATATCCGCTTCATCAACGAATATCTGGTCAATGCCTATTTCTTCAAACGGTATACCAATGTCCTTCGCGTCCATGTTCATTATTTCGTCAATTTTATTTTTAAGACTTTCCTTGCGGGCTTCTAGTGCATTTTCTGTACGCTTATCAAGGTTATCCCCTTTATGTTGTTTTACAGTGCGCTCAAGCATATCAAGTTCTTCCTGAATATAACTTGTGAGCGTTTCCTTAGATAATGGCAGGCGTTCAAACATAGTATGTGACATAATTATGCCATCCCAGTCCTCGGTCTGAATCCTAGCCAATGCCCGATTGCGTTCAGCTCTAGCCTTGAGCAGTTTGTCACGCTCTGCCTTGGTCATTTCCTTAAGGTCAATTGGAATAACCTTCTTGCGTCCGTCCTCAGTCGTGGTAACTTTTGGATGTCTTACTGTTGGCAGGTCACTGCCTGACTTAACTACCAGCAGTTTAGCGTTAGGATAAAGCTGTCGGAACTCACGGGCGAACTGTTCTACCACGTTGTTAGGAACGCAATAAAGCGGTTTATTGGCTAAACCTAAACGGCGCATTTCCATGCCTGCCGCCTGCATTTCAAATGTTTTGCCAGCACCTACGCAATGCGCTATCAAGGTATTGCCATTTTGCAGCATACGCCATACTACATTTTTTTGATGTGGCTTCATGTGAATTTTAGCGTTCATGCCCGGAAAATCAAGATGTGCTCCATCGTACTTGCGCAGTACCATGTTGTTGTAATTCTCGTTATAGAATTTTGCTAATCTGTCAGCACGCTCTTTATCCTGCCACAGCCAATGCTTGAAAGCGTCCTTTATATCATCAGCCACAACATTAGCAGCGTCAGTCTTTTCACTGTCAAGAACACGGTCTTTGCCTCTGCCGTTATACACCTGAATTGATTTATTGTTTAATATACATTCAAGCAATTCAGGAAGTGTTATGCCATCAGCTTTAAATTTCGTACTGCGCCCCATTCCCGATACAGTCCACTTTGCCAGCGTTGGGATATAGCCTATTTCCAGACTGCCAGCTTTAAATGCGTTTATGCTGTCAACAAATGCTTGTACATCTGCAACCGGAATCCACGGCGCACCAAGATTTACTATAATCTCATCAGTTACAAGGTCGGCAGGCTGTACCTTTTTAAGAGCTTCAACATTGCCCTTATAAGCAGGGTCTTTTTCTGCCGCCATTTCAGCCTGTGCCAGCTTCTCCCTTACATTGCCCGATAAATACTCATCGCTGGTTTCATAGGTTTCAGTTACTGGATTTTTATAGATAACGCCTTTTAACGCCTTTTCTAACTGTGACGGCTTAATTTTCAGCAGTTTTGCCATGTAATCAATATCAACATGACCTAACTGATTAAGTGAAGCCAAGAGTGCGTCATTAGGATTTTTAGCACTTATAACCTTCTTTATTGCCTGCATAGTACGCTCAGTGAATATATCCGCCTTCTCGACACTTTCAATCGTGCGCTTTTTCCCCTGTCCTTTGAAGGTTATTTTTTCAAGTGCCATGATTGTTCCTGCCGATGGATCTTTAGCGAACTTGGCTACATTCTTCGGGTCATTGATATAGCCATACTTTTTAACAAAAGCGTCATAACGTTTGTTAAGCTCGCCCCGCAAGCGGTCTAAAGTACCATCAGATACATCGGGGTCACGCTGGGCAACAAACAAACTGTTAAGCGTGCTTTTAATACCAACGTAGGATTTTATCAGTGGTGCGTTCTTGCCGGTTATCGGCACTGCTTCACCATTATCATTCTGATAGAGTTTGCCATCCTTGACGTAATACTCAAGGTCACGGATATTTTCATCGTCTACTCTTGCCCGCTTCATAGCATCAACCGTGTTGTAGGTCTTGCGGTTATTACGGTTTATCGGCTGGTAGATGTCTTTAGGCAGGTCATTCATGGCTTTTTCCAGCATTTTGCCGACATCTTGACCGGATTCATTCTTAACTTTCAAAACCTGATTACCGTAAGCGTCGCTTCCTATTACGGCTTTAGTACCAATAATATGATTTTTATGGGCTAAGAAGTATTCATTTACTGGTGCTGCCATATAGCCAATATTGAAGTTTTTTACTTCTAATGCGCTTTGTGCGTGCTCTGACTGCCGGTTATCCTTATCGCGTTTGCGGACAATCACCACATCAACTGAAACATCAGTACCAGCCTCCTTAAACGCTCCCTCAGGCAGTTTGTATGCGCCTATCACATCAGCTCTGCCCGCAAGATAGCTTCTCATCTTGGCGGCGTCAGTAGTGCCCGTAAGACTTCCCTGCGACGTGATATAAACCATCAGCCCGCCTGGTCTTACCTTATCAATACCATTAGCAAAGTAGAAGTTATGTATCATATAACCGCCAGCTTTTGCCTGACTAAATGGTACGTTAGTAATAACAAGGTCAAAGAAATTATCCGCTGCCTTGGAACTTTGGAACGGTTTGTTTTCTACCATTGCGCTAGGATAAAGCATTTTACTGAACTGTGATGAAAGTTCATCCATCTCTACGCCATAGAGCTTAGATTTGCTCATCATGTCTCTTGGCATACAGCCATAGAAGTTGCCTATGCCCATAGCAGGGTCGAGCACCCGTCCACCTTTAAAGCCTAAACGAGAAACGCCTTTCCATATTGCCCGTACTATTGACGGCGCAGTATAAAAGGCGTCTAATGTGCTTGCTTTTGCCGCTTTATATTCACTCTCACTCAGCAGTTCTTTAAGCTCGTTATTCTCTTTTGTTCCTTCCCTGAAAGCGTCCTTTAGTCCGCCCCAGCCGTTATACTCAGCTAGAACCTTCTGTTCGGCAGGTGTCGGCATACGGTTATCAGCTAACAGCTGTTTCAAAAGTTTTATAGCCTTGATATTCTGCTTGAACCTCTCCGGTGCGCTGGCTTTATTAGCTGACCTTTCCTTGATTTCATAATCGTGACCAGGCGTTTCAGTAGCGGAAGGATTTTGCTGGGCTTCAGTCAGCGGTACAGCTGGCTTATTTCTTCCTGAATCAGCTCCTGTGCTTCCTGCCGTTTCCAGCTTACTTCCTGCTCGTATTCCTCCGGTGGCAGGTTTTTCGGTATCTTTGCTATCATCGTTTGTAACAGCTCGTCCTGCTTCTCGTCCATCTGGTCGAGAAACTTCTCCAGCTTCTTTATGCTCGTTTTCTTGGCTCGCTCCGGTTGCCACGCTTTGATGTCCTCCATCAGCATCTCCGCTCTGTCCCTGTTGTACCCCATGACTGTCAGCCTCCTTCTTAACATCAAAGAATTTCTTAACTCCATTATATGACGCTTCAATAACCGGCGCAAACTGCTTCTTAGCCGAATCATTCATGTGTGCGGTAATTTTGCTGGTAATCTCGTCAAGGTCAGTAGTGCCGTTTTCATAAAGCGAACCTACCGACTTGGTTACTGCCATTACATGCGATTCATTGAATGGAATATCTTTCGGATAGGTGCGTATAGTCTCAATGACTGCTGGTGCCCAGTCCTTAGCAAAATCATTGCCAAACTCAGCTTTGAGCGTAGTCATTAACTTCTTGATGTCATTAAGTCCGCTTTTCATGTAACTGAATACGTACTTGGCTGAAAGAGTATAAAGTCTTGGGTTAAATATCGGGTTAGCTGAAATTTTATTTAATTCCTTGCGGATTTCCTCTCTCAGCCGTGCCCGTTCTTCCTCCGTACCTTCGATACCATCAGGCACATTGTCAGGCAACACTTCGCTCTTATTATCTTCTACCGCTTTAATGCCAAGTGCATTATAAAGCTCAGCTTCGTTATATTCACCAAAGATTGAATCCTTTTCAGGCTCTGCCTTGGTTTCTTTCTTAGCTGGTGCTTTTATAGCGTCGCCTTGAGTAGCTGCTTTCTCGTTCACTTTACGTTGGTGAGCTTCAAACTTACTTTCAATCTCATGCCCTGTAGCAATTTTGTACAGTTCGCCTATTGCCTTGCGTACTGAATCAATGGCTCTATCTGTAGCCGGATTAAATTCCCAATCATCAGCAAAACGTTCCCAGTTATCATCTCTATACTGCCTGTCATCAGCTGTATGAGTTTCAAACCATCGTTTCATTGCTTTACGATATAATTTGCCAGCTAACTGATTCATTGTATAAGCAGAATTAGGGATCCCCTCAGCTACCGCCTTTTCAATCTCTGCTATAGAAACAGACATATTGAAGTCTTTTTTAGATATATCACGGCTTCTTTCCCATATCTGTATTACACCATTCCGAACCTGCCCTCGCATTATTTCTCCTTTTGGTGTGTATTTGCCATCAACATACTTGGTTTGGTTCTGGTTATCAATATCACTATTAACAGGCTCACTCTTTTCATTGCTCTTATTGCGCAGGTACTCAAAGTATTCATAGGCTATTTTCTTCGTTCTGTTGCCATTTATGTAATAGCTATTATCCTTAACTTTGCCCTTGGCACTGCTTCTAGCCAGCGTTTCCATGATATGCTTGGAAGTTACATAACCATTCCTGCCACCAAATGGGTCGGTTTTAGCTAACAGCACTTCTTTGATTTTTGCTACCTCACTAGGCGTTTTGCCATCAAGGAATCCATGAAAATCATTTTCAGCATTGGTATTCTCAGCTTCGCTATTACTATCCTGCACTTTAGTTTCAGCAACTGTTTCATTTTGGGTAGCAGCTATTTTTTCTTCCTGCTTAGTTTCTTCACCAAACACTTCCCGCTCGGCTTCGGCAACAAAAGCATTGCGCCCATCTGCTCCCGTGTCCTTAAAGAAGAACCGTTTTGCAAAACGGTTATATCTGCCACCATGCTTAGTAGCAATATCTTTTATCTTAGCATAGGTGTCACGGTCTACCTTGCCATTGATTTTAGCCGCATTGTATACCTCACCTGTTTTAGTATGTGTATAGTCGGTAATATCGAAATGCTGGCTTGACGACTGCTCAAGATTTCCCTTGCTAGGCTTCTGCTCCTGTGATATATTAGAAGTAGAAGAACCGTTGACGGTCGGCGTGCCGAGGGCTCCATCAGGAGATTCTGGTGCCGAAGATACCAACGGTTCATTTTTTTTGTTATTTTCATTGGTGGCTTTTTTATTGCCTTCCTCAGCTGGTTTTTCAGCTTCTGCCTTAACTTCCTGATTATCCTGCTCAGGAACATTTTCAGCTGCTTCATTATTGGCAATAGCGGGTGTTGCTTCCTCAGCTGGTTTAACTTTCTGCTCTGCTTCATCGTTAGTTTCAGCATTAGCAAGTTTCTTCTCAGCATTGACTATAGCCTTTGGCACGCCATGTTCTAGGTCATTACGCAAATTATCATTAACAGGAATATTCTTTGCTTCCAGCTCATTTAAAAGCTCCTTGCCTAGTTCAATGCGGTCAGCCCGTGACATTTTCTTGACTTCACTTAACCGTTTTTTATAGTCAAACTTGCTTGGAACATTGCCATACTGACTGTTTCTGATTTGCTCTGCTTCCTTATGGAAACCCATTGCGTCCGCTTCATTTGCCATTGTGCCTATATCACCCTTGGCTTTTGCTTGACGGAATACAGGTGAATCATTAAGTCGTGCCATTAGGTCATTGGTATTTACGGTTGGGGCTTTACGTTTTGGCGTGTCGGGAATAACAATATCAGGAGTTCCAGCAGGTGCGCCATTCGGAACAATAATTCCCGCATTAGGCGTAGCAGGATTAGTTGCAAGCCCAGCTTTCTGCATACGTGCGTCTATTGCTTGACGGTTGGCATTAGCCTGTTTCTGTTTATTGTTTAAATCCTGCTGTATAGTGCTGTCTAAAAGACCGCTGTCTATTGGCTGTCCGTTCATAGCTGACTGCATAATAGCACTAGCCGTTGTGGGCAGATTTTGCTGTGTGGCCTGTGCAGCAGCATATTGCGGGTTATTATTTGCTATGCTGGCTAACTCTTCAAGATTTGCTATTGAAATATGCTGCTGATTATTTTTTATATTGCCAGCCAGTCCCTGACCTTCCGGCAGTGCGGGGAAAGCATTTGGCACATCAAGCTGGATGCCATTCATGATAGCATTTTGAATGTTGCCAGCTGAGGCATTAACTCCCTGCGTCAGCAGATTGACCATAGTATTGTTCCAGCCATTACTGCGGGCAACTAAAGCAGCCTCAGCAATTTTTCCCTGTGATGCCAGTTTAGTGATATCATCTACTGTCTGAGCAAATCTGTTGCCATAATTAGTTGAAACTCTTGTCTGTGCTGGTGCCTGCGGATTAATATTGTCAATTTTCGGTGTGGCCGGCGCTCTCCTTGGTGATGGGGCTTTAGCTGCCATCACGGTCTTCATCATAGCATTAGCAGTTTCCTGCGGATGCATCTTAAATATTGCGCCAATATCACCACCATCAATTGCATTTTGCATAGCAGCTGCATGGGCTGCGTCCTCATTTACATCATCACTTACTGGCATATTCATCAACTGAGTAGCCATTTCCATTACTGACTGCTGCTGCTCCGGCGTCACCCCATTATTGCTAATAAGTGCCTGCGCTGCTTCCATATTCGCCTTTTCCTGCTCCGGTGTCAGGTCATATTGGGATAAATTGAATCCGGGAACAGTTATATTATAACTGCCACCACTGCCATTTAAAGCTTCGCCATGGTCACTGAAATGTAAATGACCGCCGGTAGCATTAGCCGAAGGATTACTATATTCGTCTAAACCATATAATCCATATTCCTTAGCCTTATCTATTAACCAGTTACGCGCATCCGCATTGCCCTCAAGAAAATCATCGGCCGTATCAAAAGCCTGTGCCGAATCATGCCAGCTTTCACCACCGCCATTGCGAGCCATCGACGTTATATAAAAGTGCCGTCCATACTGGTTATAATAGTCACGGTCTAACAATCTTAATTTCTGCTCAGTCAAATCAGTGAGATTAGGATTAGAAACTTCACCGCTTATAGTATAGTCTGCTGTCTGTGGAATATCTAAAGCTGGTGACTGCGCTTTTTCATCAGCAAAATGCCCCATTGCACTATTTACATAGCCAGCTATGGATGGACCATTGCCCTGTGGCGCATCCCAAGGTCTGCCATTTTGGTCAGTAGCTTCTCCCTCAACCCAGCGCTGAGCATTGTTTGGACCGGAATACCATGCAACTAATGCCCCTTCTGGACCATACTCATCAAAATACTGTCCCATTTTAAAACGTCCGACTTGACGGTACGCATCATCATCATCCATGCTTGCACCACCAAGACCAGCTTCTTTTGACCATGCATCCCAATTTTCCGGCTGAATCTGATAAACACCACGCGCACCCGTAGATGATACCGCATCAGGATCACCGCCGCTTTCCTGCATTTCAATAGCGTTGAAAAATGCTTCTTTGTCGCTGCCGCCGTTATTAGCATTGCCACGTTGTACCGTAACTGTGCTTTCCGGAACATCAGCAATCTCTGTTTTATTGCCAGCAGTTTCTTCCATGCCATTAAATGGATTATTAGGATTACTTTTAGCAGCTTCATTATTCATTCTATTAATTCTAGCTTTATAATCCCTATAAGCAGTATGGCCTGCGCCAAACAGACCTAATGGCAGGCTGCCCATAAAGGCAGCTCGTCCTGCCTGCTGTTCGTCCTCTGTTGGATTAAAGAACGTACCATACGGCTTGCCACTCCATTTATTTTGTGCCTGCTGTTGTGTCATTTCCTGAGCATACTCCGAGGCTGCCGAGCCCGGAATATTAACGCCATAGCTGGCAATCTTGCCTGCTCTGCCACCCCGTTTGAATATCGGCTTAAAGCCTTTACCTTCAAGGATAGGTCCCATAATACCCTGAGTAAGCATATCCATTGGCAGTTCTTCTTGTATCATGCTATTCATACGACGAGCAATTTCATCATCAGAAAGTCCCTCGTCTTTTAAATCAGCATACATATCGCCGGCATTAGTTGCTGCTTCCAGTGGTCCCGTACCTAAGGCCCATTTTGCTGCTGAAGATCCTGCCTGCTGTCCTGCCTTTGACATAACAGCCTTGCCTATCCGCTTAGCTCCAGCACGGGCAGCCATTGAACCAATACCACGTGCAGCAAGTGCGCCAGCACCGCCAAATGGTGCTGCGGCACTTGCTGCCGCAAACGGAATAGCCGAACCTGCCATCTGACTAAAGTCAGCCAGCAGACCTCGTTTGTCTGTCAAGTAATCAGCACTGGTTAATCTGTCAATTATACTCATATCCTGATATTTATCAAGCGTGCCAGATTCAGCAAAATTCTTAGCTGCTTTATCATTAAGATATTCACCATTATTTATAAATGAATCGCCCCATTTACCGAGCGTACCCTCATCTGAATTGCGGATTGAATCAACATAAGAACTTTCCCGCCCTGCCTCGTCAAAACGTTTCAGTTGTGCTCCTATATAATCAAGCCCGCCACCAATTACGCTTTCGGCTCCGCCTGCTACGTTATCCATTATAGTTGAAAACAATCCCTGTTCTTTTGGTGCAGCAGCTGATACGCCAGCTACTACAGGATTGCTTATTGCATGTTCTTTTAAAAATGACATTTGTTTCCTCCAATATAAGAATTAATCACCATATCGGTTCCTCATGTCTTGAATAATAGCAGGATCTATACGTGCCAAAAGCTCGTCATTGCCTGTTTTTATATCATCCCAATAAATTTTGGTATTTGGATTTGCTGGGTCCCGATTATATTCTCTTAAGAAATTCCCTAGATAATGCAATTCATTATCCTCCCAAGCATTATCATCTTCATCATGCCCAGGAATACCAATAGCTTTTTCTTTAAACCCATTAAAATCTATATCGCCATTAAGATATTGCTGTATATACTGGTCATATTTGGCTTTATGACCTTCTTCCTTAGCTGTTGCTGCTGATGATTTAGCACCTCTTTGGTACTTTCCACTTGCTAAATCTTCGGCGTGCCATTTATCTCTTGCTTGTATATCCGCAGCCTTACGTTTATTTGCTGCCTGCTCTTTCATAACCGCCGTCTGATAACCAAAATTCTGACCGCGGGCCGTAAGATTCCCCTTCATTTTATCCGTTGGACTTATTGCTTTGTTGAATGTCTGCGTACTGCCAGCACCATAACCGCTCGGGTCATAATAAGAAACATACTTCTTATCACCTGTATCAGTTTCATGCATAGTGTAATTACGCTTCGTTTTATCAAAAGCATTGATAATGTCTTTCGGATCAGCGCCGGATGCTACCAGCATAGCCAGCATACTTCCAGCTTGAGGATTGCTTGCCAGGCTTTCAATGAATTTACCCTGTAGCATTTTCTTAGTCTTTTCTGCTTCCTGCTTATCCATCTTGGCCAACGCCGCCTCAACCTGATTTTGTGGCAACCCCTGGTTAATCAAAGCACGGCGCAAATTATCCCGATAATCCGGTGAAGCTTTTTCGCTAGCAATATCTTTCATAGCCAGTTGCTTGGCTGTTGCGTCTAACACAGTGTTGTAATCTGCACCCTTGCCATAGACATCGTAAATATCCTGCATGGTAATGGTATCTGGATTACTATAGGCCTGTTTGGCAGCATCCTGAACATCCCTAACACTGAACATATAAGGATTAGTATTGGCAGCATTATTTCCCGCCGGAAGCTGATTTTGTGCTGTTCCATTTTGTCTTACTGGCTGTGCTCCAGCTAATTCATTAGCTACTTCCTGTAATGTCTGTGGCGATGCATTGCCATTTCTGTACAGCTCACTTATTTCTGCTTTGGTAGGCGCATAGTTAAACGGCTTTAGTCCTAATGCTGCCTGAGCTATTTCTTCTTTGGTGGGTGGCTTCTTATATGATATATCCAGCTCATTTTTTGGCATTTGATAATTGCCAAATCTGTAATTTGGTGACATTTCCGCCTCAGCAGCAGCTTTGGCAGCAGCTAAACTGTTGACATTCCCCCCTACTTTTGACATATCTATATGCTTTCTGTCACCAATCTTACGGAACTCATCGGCCATAGTATGTGCCGTATTTTGTATATCACGGAATTTTTTTACATCATCGGAATCTTCACCGTAACCATTATTAAGTAAATATTGTGCATCATTCTGTGCCTGCCACCAGCGACGTTTAGCATTTAATAAACCTTGCTGTGGTGTAAGACCTACATAATCACCCGCATTAGACTGATTCTTTAATGCCTCTGCTGCTTCTGCTCTATGCTGATCAGCATACTTATCAAGCATATCCTGCTGATACCTCTTGATAGCGTCACCAGCTTTATCTATGCCACGCTGATTATAATTTTGTGCCCAGGCATTACCTAGTGCTGCCCCTAAAGCACTGCCAAGCTCCGGTGAAAAAACATCATCTCTTATATCACTCCACCAGCCCATTAATCATCACCCCATATCTCGCTGCTGCCACCATTGGCAATGAAGCCATCCGCAATGTAGTTGTTTGCGCCGTCAACCTGCAAATCATAGACCCTGCGTTCACCGCTATAGACAACACTTTGAACTTTGCCAACATTTTTAAGCTCTGTACCAATCGTAAGGTAACTTAGCATTACATACTCGCCATCAGGCTTCATAAAGCTCTGTGTAAGTGTGGTACTCGTATGACCGTCTTTTGCAATGACACAATAAACGTCATTGTATCTAGGTTCCATAGTCTTTACTACCTTAGCAGTAGTGCCGTCAGCCGTCATGACTTCATCACCTGCATGAACATGCTTAATATCCCGCTTACTGCCATCAGCCATGTCAATCATAGTTCCCTCTGGGAAACAAGCCCAGCCCATAGCAGCCCCCCCAACAGCTGACCCTAGCAAGTTGCCAAAGAAACTGCCGCCTGATGTATGCTGATTTTGTGTTGATGTACTAGTTCCTTTTCCGGCAGCTGCGGCCAACGCTCCAGTATTGGCACTATTGAGACCGAGCGAAGTTTGCCACAAATTCATTGCTGGTGTCTGTGCTGCTTCCTGCGCTGTTGCCGCTGCCGTAATAGGTGATGTAGCTGAATCAATAAGATTGCCATACAAACCTTGGTTAGCACTGTTATTGCCCTGCGTATTGCTTAGCTGCTGCTGCGTTATGGCTCCTGCCTGACCAAGAGCACCACTATTAACACCGTACTGCCGGCTTATAATATCACCTAAGCTGTTCGTTGCATTGTTAGTATTTTGATTTTGCTGCTGGGCAAGATTGGCTGCTTGATTAATATTGTTTTGATACTGTGATGCCACACTGTCGCTGGCATTTTTCTCAATGTCATTAAGTGCACTCGATGTTACGGACGAATTTAGTACGCCTCGATTGCCTAAATTGTTAATCGCTTTGCCAACCGTATTATTAACCGCTGAGTTGATACTTTTTTCCATATTCTGCTGATATGCAGAAGGCAAATTGCCATTTTCTAAGCTGCTAAGCGTACTATTTGCTTTATTTGCCGAATCAACATAGCTTCCCGCAAGATTTCCATACTGATTTGATGTACTATTAGCCAGCTTATAATTCTGATTTACTAAATCACCAAGCGTGCCGTTAGCGCTGTTAGTTGCTGAATTATTACTGCCAATAAGCCCTGCCAGCCCATTTGCCGCATTGCCTATCTGATTTTGTGCATTTTTGTTCATGGCGTTATAGTCGACTTGAACCGTACCTAGAGAATCTCTAAGCAAATTCATAGCATAATCATTAAGCGTTATGGCATTTGGCATAACAGCATCAATATATTTGCCCTGCTGCTTCATCAGATACTTTTCTTCCTCTGATGGAGTATAGGTACTGGTATTAGTAACGGTTGTCGAATGTCCTTTGAAGTAGCAACGATGGAAATATTTTCTGTATACTTCGCTGGGTAAATTATCTTGCGGTCTATCAAACCACATCTGCTGAAACATTTCTGCACCCCCTTATATGTCCCATGTAATATAAAAGGCCTGCCTGCCATCATCCTTATATTTGAATGCTGGCGAAGCATAGCCCATCTTCTTTGTAGTTTTATTTATTGCCTGATATCTAGTCGCACCATCTTTCAGTAACTCTTTTTTTACTACTTTATAGCCAAACAATCTGAAATATGCTGGTGGATTACAGCGGATATTTATAGTACCACCGTGATGTATACCTGCTTTTTCCGCCGCCTTATCTACGGCATTTTTCCAATAGCGTGCATCACCGCCAAGCTGTCCAATAAATGCCATGCGTTTTGTCATAAGAACCTCACAGAATCCTTTATCTTCTTTAAAGAAAAGCGCATACCTATTGTCACGCTGAAACTTATCATGCAGATTCTTTCTGTTGTAAAAATCTATCCATTCATCCAGTGTCATAAGTCAGCCACCTCAACAATAACATGCTTCGGGGAGAACGGCGTGCTGCTAGATAGTTCAAGCGTCATTTTCGATGTCGTATGATTGCACCGTATCTTGCGCCGGTCATTTGCCGGCATATCGACTTCGATGTTATCAAGCTTTAAGTGCAGCTTGCCAGCGCTTGGAGCGTCAGCGTCTGTATCGACTGCTCTTGTGATTATCTTTTCTGTGCTGACTGTATCCTTAAATTTCATACGGAAAAGTATTGGCTTCCCATTATCATCACCAATAGTATCAGATAATTCGTAAAGGCCACTGCCACTTACCACGATAACCTTATCCAATGTTTCCACAATATCAGTTACAGGAATAGCAAACTGCAAAGTAGTAGCGCTGCCCAAAGCATAGTTAAAAGCTATCATATAGTGCCAGTCTGCTGTCGGTCTAATAAGCAGCAGCTTCCTGCGCCTGAGATTAAAAAGTCTTGGCTCATACTGACCTTGTGTGACAAGCGCCGTGAACTTTTGTCCGATGTCACCCGTAGCAATATTCCCGTAATCCATAGTAGTAGCAAGCGTTCTAAGCCCGCCTCTGGTCACGAAAATCACGTCATTTCCGACCGGCATAGCACACTGACGACCGACTATATCCGTCTCAGTAGCTATACGATATACCGCCCATGAGCTTACATCAGCGTCGCCGGTCAACTGGTAAACCATGCCATTTGACTTGAAAATCATCAAGTCAGTTGCCAGCGGTGCTATCGCTATGACATCACCACTGTCACCATAGCCAATATCTATCCACTGCCCCGATGAAGCGTCATTATCATCAGTAGTCCATGTCTCGCCGTCACCTGTAGCACTATAGGTTATGCGGTCACTGCCGGTCATACATACACATAGCCGTGCAAAGCGCTGAAATACTATGTCACACTTCGGCGATGACAGCACCGTGCTTACGCTTTCTTTAGTCGAATAATCGTAATACTGGAGATAATCACCACTTGCTATCCATATCTTGTCTTGAAATTTTGCACACATCGGACGCTTAGTACCCGTCAGACTGCCGATTTTCTCAGGTGCTTTATCTATAGTGACTACTCGATATATCCCGCCGTCTATAGTAAAAAGCAAAAAAGTGTTGGTATCGACATCATAAAAAAGCGATAGTATCTCTGTCTCAAGCGTAGAAAAAGGCTTAGACAAGCCGCCACGGGGCGACAAAGACCGCTGGAATCCGACAAAAAGCAGATTTTGGCACTCTTGAAGCTCATTTTGCGCTATCATATCGCCATCAGACATGACATTTATACCGCCCGTGAAGTCATTAAAAGCTATCTGAGTAGCTTGGTGCTTGCTTGTGCGGCGCATAAAATCACCACCTTTTTATGATAAAGTACCAGCTACCACATTTAAGGTAGCTTGGCTGCCAAGCGCCCTTGCGTACACGATACCGCTGCTTGAGTACGTCTTGGCACACCCACCGTGCAAGACAAAGCCAGTATCTGCCTTGGCTGTATCACTTACTTCTATAGACTGCCCAGGCATGACATAAAAGACACCACTGCTCTCTGACAGCTTAGTAAAATCACTCGACAACTTATACTGCGACATAAAATACACCTCTCTTTTGCACTAAAAAAAAAGCGCCTGTCAAGCGCAAGTGCATATTTTTTCTTTGTATCTACTTTATAAAGCCATTTTATAAAGCTACATTGATATTTTACTACTATATATAGCCTAAAAACTTTTAAAGCTCAAAAAATTTTTTAAAAAAAAGACTTGACATTATGTACTAATATGAGTACAATTAAATCATCGAAAGGGAAACAACCTAAGATAAAAAAAACAAGTGAAAAACAAGTGGTTTCCCGCTTATGCGGGAGAAAGGAAGGTTTATCATGTTTACTTACAAAGATGTTCTGAAAAATGCCGTTAGAGATTTATGGCAAGACGGCTCTTATCGTGTCGATGGTCACTTCTTTGAAGACCACGATATAGCAGAAGCTATTCGCAAGCATGACGACGACGCCATCGTCGATATGCTTACGGACTACCTAGACAATTGCGTTAAGCACGATGTAGTCGATGGTGACATCATCGTTGATGAAAACGACCCGCTTTACGATGATGTCACTGTTGACGGTAAAGTAACTCGTGACGGTCTGCTTTTCATCTTAGAGAACTGAGGTGAAGGGTATGAAAATATCACCTGCCCGCTATCGGGCAAATAACAAATACAACTCGAAAAGCTACGAGCAATTGAGTTGTAGTGTCCCCATTGGGGAGCGTGAAGTTATAAAAGGCTTTGCGCAAAATCAGGGCTTGTCGCTAGCACAATATATACGACAGGCTTGCTATGAAAAAGCTGGTCAAAAAGCACCAGCTATGAAAAAATAAAGTGTGGTTTCCCTCCCTTCACGGGGAGGGATTAAGGAGGTAATTAACATGAAAAAGCAGGAATTTGAAGTACGGGAAATCCACACTGATGGGCATGTGTCCTACTTCTGTTTTTTAGCCAAATCAATTAGGGGCGCTAAGATTTTGGCTAAAAAATACAGAGGTAGCCAAAATTCTGACTTGCAAGTCATGTGGCGTGACGTGCAAGTCGCAAGTATGTACTCCAATAAGTGGCAAGGGGGGCGTGATGATGAAATTGGTACTGAGGCGTATATAAAAGAGCGCCTTGGTAATGGCTTGCCTTGGTAATGGCGCAAGCAGTAAAAATAAAGAGAGGGCAAAAGCCCTCTTTTTTTAGTCTGCTGAGCCGTTAGTTGCGTGCTTGTTTATTTCTTCTGAGTAGAAAAAAGTTGTACTTTGAAACGCCACTCTAGCTATCGATCCGCTTTGTCGACTATCCTCGATTAAGTAAGCACCTATTTTTCTATAAACGCCACCCTCTTGCTCAGTACCACCATTACCACCAATATGCAAAAAATAATGTTCCCCTTTATATTCATAAGACGTTCCTTCTATGACTTTTATATAGTGCGTATAATCAACTTTTCCTTCTGACGGCTGATACCCCCAACCACAAGCTAAAACTTTTACGCCTTTAGGCACTATTACTTTATTGTTTTTACTCGTCGTTATACTTCCTGCTTCTATAGGTACATAGGTACATATCTCTGCCATACAACTACCCCGTCCAGCTTTACAGTCTGAACTTCCTTGCCGTTATACAAAATATTAGAAGGTCGTACCCCCCCGAAAAGCAAATTGCCCATGTTGTCCTCCTACTTAGTCCAATCATAATGCTCGTGGTCACTTGTACTATCACTGAAATTATGCTTGTTAATTTCTGCTGAAAAACTTAGTTCCATTTTAGTTTCAACATAACTTGACCCACCTACCATTGAAACTACCGGATCGCGATTCGGTAGACTCGGATTATTATAAGCATCAACTGATTTGTATAGTATTATTGTTGATTCGTGATAATAACTACCATTACCACCATTAACCGTGCCAGAAAAGCTTAATCTAAACTTGTGTTGTGGATTTATTTTTATATATACAATATTTTTTCCTTTATAGCTATTGCGTTTTACACGCATTACCGTTGCGCCGACAGGTGCAGTATAATCTTCTGTTTTTGACCCACGATCACTCCACGTAAAAGTTTTAGTTACTGGTGCTAACACAAATTTTTCCCACACTGTCACCCCATTATACTTTAATGTCTGCACATCTTTTCCCTGATATGTGATATTAGTCGGGCGTTTACCGCCGTATAAAAAATTACCCATGTTACCTCCTTAGTATTGACATTGTTAATATTTTAGGCATATAATCACCTTAAAGGAGATGATTTATTATGTCTACTGTAAGCACTAATATTAAACTTGACCCAGCTGTTAAACAGCAAGCACAAATTCTTTTTGATGACCTTGGAATGAATCTTAGCACTGCCGTAAATATCTTTTTGAAGCAAGCAATCAAAGAGCAAGCAATACCATTCCGCATTGGTGACTCATTTTATTCGCCAACCAATCAAGCTTATCTTGAAAAAGTAATACATGATATAGACAGTGGAAAGGCTGTTTTGAAAGAACATCAATTATTGGAGGATTGATATGCGATTGCTTTGGGACGACAGAGCATGGGAAGAATACTGTGCTTGGCAACAGGAAGATAAGAAAACGTTGAAACGTATCAATAATCTTCTAAAAGAAATTGCTCGTACTCCGTATCAAGGAACTGGCAAACCCGAACCACTAAAAAACAATATGTCAAAATGGTGGAGCAGACGTATTGACAGTTGTAATCGAATTGTTTATCGCCAATTCGATGAATCTACTATTCTTATTGCTTCCTGTAAAAATCATTATAATTGACCTTTAGCCGTGGCGTTTATGCTACGGCTTTTTAAGTGCAAGTCGTTAGATTAAGCGTTGAGCCGTCCCACGACGCTACCTTAACTATGCTTGCTGGCTTAGACGATACATTTCCCCATGCTACTGCATTGGCACTGCCTGCGCTGTTAGCATAGTTGACACTGAAATTGCTTGGATTGTAGACATACTGATTTGCTCTGTCATTCCCGCCCCACATCCAAGTCGGCTGACCGCTTTGTCCTGACCAATGAAAAGTTATCGGATTATTAATGTTTCCGCCTTCCCCAATTTTTCCTGCCGTATTCGCCGTGCTAGAGTTACCAGTACATGAACTTGCTGTTTTCGCATTACCAGTACATGAAGCAGATGAGCCAGTTATATTAATGCCCCACGTACCAATAGCCCTTGAGCCGTTTGTTGCAGGATATGCGCTATCATGATTATGACCTGACGGCGGGTACGTGCTTGGTTTTCCCGTTACCCCCGCCCACGGTACACTGCTTGCACTAGACGCATTGCCGTGAAGATTAGCATTAACACCACCGCTAATGCTTATCGTGCCATCGTCATTAGCTGTTATACGTGTCGAGTAGTCTTTTCCGTCACCATTTTTGCTATGAAAATCAATATACTTGCCTATTTCCAGCAAACCATCTTCGCCAACAAAGGGGATTTTACCAAAAGTGCTATCACCACCATGAGATAAAGGAATGCCCTCTAATTTATTCGCTGAATCCGCCAGCGTGGCATGATTATCTTCTACCCACGTTTTATTTTCAATGTTGGTAAGTGTGTACGTTTTACCTAAATCTTTTCTATAGCACTTCATACCTACCTGCAAATTGGTAGTCGGAAAAGCCGTACCACTGTTGTTACTCATGACTGTTTTTATCGAATCATTTATCGTTGTTCGGGAATTTTTTATGTTATCCTGCCCGTTGATTTCTTTGAATGCCTGCATTTTATCACCCCTTTAATAGCCTACTGCCTGCCAAGATATAGTGCCTGTAGTCCGTGTATAGTCGTCTTTCAAAAGTTCCACTTCAAAATAGTAGCCTGCGTCGTCCTTGTCTATATCAGTGATGTTTGGCGTTATAGCTCCGTCCTTTGTATTTCCGCTATATAAAGCGACTGCTACCTCTGGTTTAGTATAGTAGTGCTTACTGAAATGAATCCTCGTTGCCTTGCTGGTATCAGTTATAGCCGTCTTGCCACGGTCAACGGTATCATCTATATCAACGTGAATAACTGCGTCATAGACGGCAGGTTCTGCACCCGCTGAACCAGCTTCAATGCTTAATCTGACCAAGGCTTTTTGATATTCGTATTCACCGACTATGTACGGTATAAAGTGCTCATAACCAGCGGGCTGATTGACCAAAATTTTAAAAGCATCCATATCCATAGCACCTTTTTTGACGGCCACATCAGCAAGCACGCCGTCAGCTGCATGGAATTTTTTGTCTTTAGTATGAAATTCTTCCTGCTGTTTTTCGGTATAGTGAGTAGCATAACCCTCAGCAGCATTGACGTTCTCAGCAAATTCACGCTTCATATCGGCTATATAACGCAAGTTTTCAAGAAAATCTACATGTTCCCTGCTCCCTTGCTTCATATCCTGCCTGCGGTATTCTTTGATAGAAGTCTGTTCTTTCGCCTTCGTTTCAGCATAATTAGTATGAAACTCCATAGCCTTCACTGCTTCATCAAAACTCTTATGAAATTCTGCGTGCCTTAGTGCCTGGTCTATCATGGCTACCTGTTCAAGCGTCAAAGAACTTAAACTTATCGTCCTGCTGTCCGCTATAGCCACTCTTTCATTTTCTGCATGTGCCGTGCTATTAGCACGGTTATCTACTATGCTAGCATTTTCTACGACTTTCAGCAGGTAATTTATTAAATCCCAATAGGTTTCTTGTGTAGTTATGTTTTCCCTGCCTGCAAGCGTAGTTAAACTCCGTAACAGCCGTTCTGCTGGTTTTATTTTTTCCTTGGTACTTTTACCTAAGTCACGGCGTTTTCTTTCGCCTACACTAATATAGTGCGTGTCAGAACGGTCATGACTATATATACCAAAGTTATCCCACGTTTCACCTACGCACTGAACAGCTCCCCAGCTAAAATTAGCCGTGTTCCATGTATATAGTGCCTTTAGCGTCGATACCGTTCCCATGACTATTACCTCTTATTATGACAGAGTGAATTGGAAATGTGATTCGTAGGTATCGTCACTGCCTTTATTGATAACAGCAAATGTCACCCTGTCTAGGAAAATACCACCGCTAGACGCATTGCATATACCTGCTTCTGTGATTGCTCCTGTGGCTTCACCTTCAGCAAATTTAGTCGTATAAGTAAATACCTTCGTACCTGCCGTATGCTCATAAGTGGCAGGCTTGCGGGCTAATTCTTGAACAAGTGTTGTCTGCTCTGGTGCCGTCTCATCGGTGCCCGTGCCTACCGCCGTATAGCCCATGCAGGCAGGTCTGCCGTCTGCTTTGCCGATAGCGTCCGCAATGAAGTCAAAACCAACATTTAATATAAGATTGTCTTTCCGTCTTACTTCAACACTGCCGTCCTTGTGGCGCAAAATGCCTGTAAAGCTGCCTTTTAGTTTTAGTTTATCCATCATATCACCTCATAATTTAGGATATAGATATATTTCCGAAAAAGCTCCGATTGGTGTTGCTTTTTCTTTGCCATAAAAAATCATGTCATAGTTCATTGAATGAGCGAATAACCTGCGTTCCTGTTCGTCCTGCGCAATGGCTACCGTCAGCCAGTCACGTTCTCTTATAGCCAGTTCCTCAGTCGTCCATACCGTGATACCGTCACTGCCACGCAAGAACATCTTGTTGCTTTCACCATCAACACCAAGAACTAAATAACCGCTATTGCCTTTTATAGTTGCCAGCATAGTATCTTTTATGCCCTTCTTGAACGCTATATTGAATGAAAACGTAAACACCTCAGGAGCAGCAATCTTATACGCAAGCCTAGTAGTATCGCCAATATATAGTCCTGTATGCCATCTGCCATCACGGTAACTGTCAGCGTGCTGTGCTTCAAATGGATTTACCTTTGAATCACTCTCAAGCGTTTTGTTAAGCCCGACTATATCAATAAAGCCCTCAGCCCTCTTGCCTGTATACCTAGCTATTTCATGTGTTACCGTCACGCCCTGCAAATCACCAATAGTGCCGTTCCACATCGTATTAGTTGCTTCAACTGAATCCCATAGCCAGTCCATATCGTCCCATAGAATAGTCGAATTTGTCTCGCCTATGACTTTGTACTCGAACCAATTACGTGCCCTGTAAACCTGCGGGAGTTCCACATCAACGATATATTCGCCATGCGTACCTTCCTTATCTAGCTTCAGTTCCTGTGCTGGTGCGTCATAGTACATGTTGTTCTTAACGCCATTATATGCTACCTGTTCTTGGTCAAGCTCAATAATAACATTCTTATGAATATCAAGTTTATTGGTGCAAAACACATAAGTAGCGTTTTCTGACATGTTGCCATGCTCGTCAACCGCTTTAATCAGCATGTAGTAGTCGCCAGTATTAGGATAAATGTACCTGTGTTTGTTGTTTGGCGTATCAAAAAGCTGTAGTGCCTTGTTCCAATCAGGCGTAACACCAACTTTTACTATATAGTGAACGCCATGTATTTCAACTGCGTCCCAGTAAAAATACAACTGTGAATCGTTACGTTCAACCATAAAATTAGTAACATCGGGCAAAATACAGTAAAGTGTTTCTCTTTCGCCCTCACCGAATTGGTCATAGTAAGCAACACTTACCACCTTGACAATATCAGGGTCGGTATATAAGAAAAGATTGTCAGTCGATACATACTGCGTACCGTTTATATAAATATTAGCACCCATACAATCTAAAGGAATTTCCAAAAAAGATATGAGTGTACCCTCTTGGTTTTTGGTAAGTGCCAAGTCTTTAGGTGCAGTAGGTCTAGCCTTGGAATAGTGCAGCTCCACTCCTGTACTGCTATCGCCATTCTTATTGACTGCAAACAGGTAGATATGACCTACATAGCTGGTAGGCAGTGCAGTTGATTTATTGTCTCTTGTACGTTCCAATAAACCATCAACATTGCCTAGCTGCTTGTTTGTACGTGTCTCATAATAAGCTAGATTTTCTACGTCATAAACATGCGACCATGTAAGCACCCCGCCCAAGCGGTCAAACGACAAGAAAAAATTCCTTGGTGCTGGTATCTTTCCTTCATCAGCCTTTTGTATATCCTCTGCCGAAAAACCGTTAGCAAGGTTTACTTCATGCGCTGTCTGTGCTAAAAAATCCCTTAGCAATGTCATGAGATAGCGGCCATCGCCCTTTACCACGTTAGGCAGGTCAGGCACTCTGAGGATTGTCGCTTTTTCTTCTGCCATAACGCTTCACCCCTTATGTATCTGCCATGCCCTGAGCAATGACCTGCTTAATCTCATCGACTAAAGCCTTATCCTGCGATATATCATACTCATTCTGATTAAGTGCCAGCAGGACTGCGCTCTTGACTGCTACATCGTTAAGCTGCTCGTGCCTGAATGGCATATCCTCGACAATATCCTCAATCTGCTTTTTAGTCGCAAAGTATCTGAAACGAATTTCATCCATTTCCTCATCAAGAAACGCCATTTTCTGCCCTGTAATTTTAATAGGGTAAGTTCCAGCAGGCTTTACAAAATCATCAGGCAAGTCCTCTAGGTTATGAATTTTTATTTCCATAACCATCTGCGGGGACTTTGCCGCAATGAGCAGGTGGGAAATCTGCTGTACCGCCGTATTCAAAAAGCCTATGCACTCATCAGTAGAGTATTCATCAGATATATCATGTGTAGCCGTCTTTATGTTGGCTACCGCTTTTTCAACCTTCATACTCTCACCTCACAAATAAAATGGCATTTTTTGTCTTGAGTTGCTGTATCGCCGTCTTGGAATAACTTCATCAACTGCTCCGGTTACTGCCTGGGTCATAGTATCTACGTCATTATTATTAAGCACTATGCGAATAAGTTTCACTAGTGTATCAAAGAATATATCCGGCAAATCGACTTCATCTTTTTCGATATTCTTTACTGTTGCAGCACCGCCCATATAGCCTAAAATGAACTCTTTGTGCTTAACATAAATCCTGCCGCCAGCCATAAGATACTTATCTTCGCCATACCCGCTTTGCAGTTCCAGCAGCGTGCTGACTGGATGCAGTCTATAACCATCCGTCCGCTGAATATACATAATGGATATAAAACTATCAGGAACTTTGATACCTGTAACAGCAAAGTCAACTAATTCTTTCGGTTCATATTCCGGCGTATCAACATTGGCTTCATTATCAGCTACTATGGCCGCGTTAATCTCATCCTGGTTATATCTGGCCATTTTGTGCAGATAATCACTGCCCTTATTTGATAGGTCCACATTGACATACCTCAGCACTTCATTCATAGCACAGGTTATATCATAGTCACTATATTTTACTTCATCATTATCCTGCTCCTTCTGTCTTACAGCTCGCAGGATATTTATTGCTTTCATTAAGCACCACTCCAATACTTTGCACTTCTTAGCACTGCAAATTCTGGATGCAGGCTAAAAAACTTCATTACATACTTCTGATATTCATGCCGGTCACCTGCCGCCCTTGCCTTTTTAGCTTCCAGCAGCCATGGGTCAAAATTCCAATACTCAGGCGGTATGTAACCTAGTGGAATCAAATTCTTGCCACGGGCCTGTGATTCACTTACTTCTTTGGCCATGCCTATAGCTTGTGACACATCTATGGTATTGCGAAGCACTGTTTTGCCATCACGTTCATATAATTTTTGATTTAATATCACATTGTCACCACCTTCTAACCAATAGAAAAAGGCTACCCACCTAGGAATAGCCCTGTATTCTATCAATTTTTATTTCACGCTGGCAAGTTCACAATAGCACCGCTGGCTTTCGGCTGCGTGCCTTTCACACCAATCGACGCCTCCAACACGTACTCGGTATAAGTACCTTTCTTTGGCAAGCCTGAAACCTCATGCGGGCGGTTGAAATATTTGAGCGCCCAATAGTTCGGGTCAATAAAATCAATGCGATCATTGCCGTACTGCCGATGAACATGTGCCGTTATAGTACCAAAGTCGGAAATATAGGTATCAGTCACATTTACCACATCACGCTCTTTCTGTCCGCGCTGTTTCTGTGCCTGCCCTGTAATGATTTTCGAGAACCGGCGTTTATTAGCCGCACTCATTACGGCCATCGTCGGATCACCACCACGCTTGTAGCACATTTCCATAACATCATTGATTTCATCCTCAGTAAAGTCTGCACCATTTCCATCAACAATGTTGTTTTTAAGAATGTAGAACTTACCACCGGTGCCGGCATCGCCCAAAGCTACTACCTCAGCCTTAGCTGGTGTAGATACTGCACTTTCGGCAGAAGCAGCATTTACTGCCAGCTCCAGCGTCTTGTAAAGCTCAAAAGTCGTTGCGCTAAGCACGTTTACATAATACTCACGGCCTGCCACGATTCCCGATGGAAGTTTAGCGCCTTTATCCTTATTGAAATAAACAAAGTCACCAGTAGTAAGTTTATGTGCTTCTGCCGAAGTCAGTACATTAGTCGAGCTGTCAGCCGTTATTGCAAGTGTCTCTGCCTGCAAGAAGAATGGAACACCGCCAGTAAGTGCTGGAATGCTGCCAGCTTCAAGGCGGGATAATGCTCCAGTAGCAATAGCAAACTCTATATCCCGTGCCAGCTGTTTGAAAGCCAGCTCCTTCTGACGCGGGAATTCATCCTGCTGATTGTACTTTTTAGCGACCTTGCGCTGCGCATCCGATACACGACCGGTTGCCTGGAAGAACTGCACCGTATTTTTCCGGCGTTCGAGTGCGCCTACTTTTGAAGTCGTATAATCTTCCATTTCAAGATGGGCATTGCGCTTTGGTGGTTTCAGGCTCTCAGTAAGCCAATTAAATTCCAATTCCGTCGCATCAGCTTCAACCGGCATCTGTCCCAGATAGAAATTATGGTCCGGGTCAATGTTTGTGATAATGTTACTGTAATCATCATCGAGACCTTCTGCCTCATAGGTTACAGACTGTGATTCAGACGTATTTACCAAAGAACCGGCAAAACGCTGTAAATCGAATCGTAAATTCATTTTGTTCACCTCGTAAAATAAAATTTAACTCATATATATTAACCATGCGCGCTTATGGATAATACCTTAATGGAAATTTGCTCTAAAGAACTGACTGCGCTGAGCTGGTGTCATATTGCGCATTTTAGACCAATCTACTGTTTTATGTGGCGCTGCTGAAGTCTGCCCAGTAGCTTCTACATAAGGTGGTGCACTCTTATGTACTGGCTGAGGAACTGTCCCTACGCCAGTCTGTTTAGCATAATACGCTTCCTTAGTTTTCAAATAATAGTTATTAAGAATATCATAATCTGCTTTGACAGGTCTTCCTGACAGCAGCCGATCTATAGATGCTTTGACTTTTATTCCCTCACTATAGGGCATATTCTCATAATAATGCTCCATCATGTCATCAATTTCATTATAGTGCGGGTCCTTTTTATATTCCTCCCATTTAGGACCAATAACCGCCATTGCTTCCTGCGTTTCCTGCTGGCGCTGTGCCTCAATAGCCTGCTGCTTGGCTCTGTTTGCCATTATCTGCTGATTGATGATGTTCATATTCATCTGTACCGCTTGCTTATAAGCCTGCATTTTTAGCTTAACATCATCATCATCACTATACGCAGCATCCTCTATATCTTCATCAGTGATACCAAGGTCAGCTTTGGCTTTATTTTCGGCCATTTTCTGAATTTCCCTTAGTGCCTCAAGCTGTGCCTGCCTTGCCTGCTGCTGCAATTCCTCCTGAGAAGGTCCTTGCTGTTCTGGCTGATGCATTGTTGGTACTTCTTGAACTTGTTGTGTTACCTGCGCTTGCTGATTAACAGCATTTAATTGCTGCTGACGAATAGCAGAATAATCATTAGCTAATTCCTGCGGTATTCTTGATTCGTCAACCTTATGTCCTAGCGCAATTTCCTGAAAAAGCTCGCCTGCGGTATACGGTTTAACAGCTGAATCAGTTTCCGCTGTTGCCTCAGCAGGTTCAATCTGCGCAGCAGCTGGTGGCGCAGCAGCTTCCATTTCTTGTGGAAATACTACTCTTCGCCGTCCCATATCATCCTTAGTGATAGCTACCGGCGGTTTAGCAGTTTCAGCCGGTTCACCTGCATTAGCCGGTGCCGGCTCCGTAGCATTATCAGCAATATCAGTATTGCTTGCCGCTGATTCCAATGCCTCACCTGTATCACTGCCAGCAACATCTTCTGCAAATAACTGTAAATTAAATTTTGTTTCCATGAATATCCTCCTCTAATCTCTTTTGTGCCCGCTTTCCTTCCATGATAAGGTGCTGAAATTCCGCCTTTAAGCTCTGACAGGCATTATAAAAGCCCTGACATTGGAACAAAGCCTCAGCACATTCAGCGACTTCAAGCCGCTTTAATGCTACTTTTGCAGTTTTTTCTGCCCATGGTTCAATGAAACGATTGTAGATATCTTCGGCGTCCCGGCCATCTTTAACTGATTTGACCAGCCGTCCTTTCTTTTCAGCTTCCATATAGTGACCTCCGTGCATTATTTATAGTCTGCATTGCCTGCTGCTGGGTAAAAGACTGAGGTGTTGTCTGTATTCCAATCTGTTGCAATGCCTGTATTTGCGCATCAATTGGAAGTTCTGCCAACCTGGCGTTCAGTTTCGCCAAAGTCTTAGCTTTAATATCCTGTTCTTTAAGCTGCAACTGTGCCTGCGTTAATGCGTCCTGCTTCTGTTCTGCCTTCTGCTGCGCCTGTTGCTGTTGAGCTTGCATTTGCTGATACTCAGGCGATTCAGGGTCAAGCAAGAAATTAGCCGTACTGCGTATTCCCATACGTTCCAATAGTTCCTTAGTTATCTTATACCATGATGAAGCATTGACAATTCCGACCTGCTGCAACACCGGATATAGCTGATTTATCAGTACCATCAAATATTGGATTTCTGCTTCCTTCGTCCCTGCGCCCTGACCAACATTAACCACTAAATCATAGTCAAGGTTCAAATCTTCACGCCTTAAAGCTACATCACGATTCATCAACCGAACAATCTGTCCTTCATCAATGAATTTCTGACACAACAAAATCAGAAACTTCACAATTGGTATCCATGCTGTTTCGGCCAGCAGACGGGCAATAAGTTTTATTTTCTTATCAGCAGCGCCCATGATTGCACTGATACCTGTAGCAGTCATATTAAGGCTATTGCTGTCTAAGCCTTGATTGTATCGAGTTGAACCTGACTGGCTCTCAAGCTCATTCTGTGCATATTGTACTAAAGTCATTGCATTAGGGTCAGTAGGAATTGAGGGCGGGAACATCACGGCTGCGGTAGGATTGCCACGAACCCCAACATATTCATCGCCATCAAGCACCGCATCCATATCCACGGCTGTTTCATCAACAAACTTTTGACCACGACCGTTTTTAGCTGTGGCAATAATCATTTGACGGACTAAAGCTGTTTTTAAATCCTGCAGCTGCTCCCATTCTTCGGCGAAACCATCTTCATTGAATATCGCATACGGCTCATATTCTGGTGAAAAAATAAAGAACGGCGGCATTTCAAAGCTGTTATCGCTTATCTTAAGGGGCGTATCACCTACCGCATGAACGATAACATTCTCCATGATACCATCATTGTTATAGTCAACCTTGAGATACGCTTCATAGAGTTCGTATTCACGTGAGGCATTGTCACCATCATTTAACCTGCTGGAAGCATCCGTGAGCTCTTTGTCGTGCTCTTTATCTAAGGTGGTGTGACGAACTTCGCCACCAGTCTTAAAAGCTTTATCAACGTTTTGGAATACTCCTTCAATTTCCTTGCGTTTTAGATAATCGCCTTTGACAATTTTTCGCTGGGCAACAAACTTAGCATCGTGCAAGTCCTTGGTTTCATGAGTAAACCTAAGCTCCGATGGCGACATATTTTCTAATATAGGCGTGTTGCTCTTTATCTTTATTACATCAAATGTAACCATCAGCAAATCACCTTGCGGGTCTACCGGCTCAACATTTTGTATCTCAATTCTGCCTTGGCTCTGTTCTATCATCAGCATTTGCATCATCTGATAATCTGCCAGCACTTGCATAGGCTCCCGATCTTCATCGCGGTTCCAATACACTTTAGCGCAGCCAAAGTTAGTAACTAACCCATCTTTGGCAAACGTATAGATGAAAGTAAAGAAATTGTTTTTCTTGGTTACAAAATAATTTATGATTTCCTGTAGCAGCTTAGCATTTTCATCATCCTCAGCCGACTGACCAACTATATCAACCGGTGATTCACTGCCGTTAAATACCTCGATTAAGTTAGGAAGTATCCAGTCAATAGTAGTCTTGACATCTTTACTCAGCCAGTTATTAAGCTCTGACAAAGCAGGGAATTTCTTTTTATAAAGGGCCTTATCTGCCTTATACACCTTTAACCGATGCATGATTTTCGGCTCTATCTTGCTTTTATAATAGTCGTCAGCAGCTTCTTTACCAGCCTTAAATGCCCGCATTATCTTTTGAATTTCCTCATCACTAAGAGTAGCCAAGGATATTTCCGCATCGCTGCTATCACTTGGAGCAATCATCGGCTGCCCAAATTGTGGTCCGGTAACTATACTCTGGGACATTGGCGCCTGATGAGCTGCTAATTGATTTGTTTGTTGCTGTGCCCCATGCTGGGCAGCATCAAACATACCTGCATCATTTTGATTAGCCACGGCTTCGCCTCCATTTCTGCTTTATAATGAACCTATCCTGTGCAATCTGCCTGATTTACGTGCCTTGCGGTATCTTATGTTATGACTGACAGTCACTGGAAAAGCAAATGTTAAAGCTAAGGCATCTGCTTTGTTTGGAGACGCTATCCCACGCCTTTTCATATCCTGCTTAGCTTCTAACTGTAATTTACCGCTGCGATTAATAAATGCCTCCGGTGCTGTAAGCTCCGTTATAAGTTCATCACAGTCAATACTGCCGCCGTCCTGTAACCATTTTTTCATTTCATTCCACATTTCAGCACGCTTGTTAGCATATTCCTGCTGATCTGACTTCTCTGCAAATGACACTAAACGCCAATTACTGCGGCCCATATCAACACCGCCCGAATATATTCCCGTGCCATATCCCATGTCGATGAACACGGCGCTGGCCGTATACTCGTCTTGCCAGCGGGCAACATTGCGGGCTATCATCATATCATTGTCATTCCTAGGCACGGTCTCGAGACACCTGCTGTATAATCCCTGCCGCATAACAATCTCTAAAGTGTCATCACCGCTCCAAGCTGGATCCACGCCAATAACTACTGGCGCAAATTCATACTGCTTAGGCACCAGTTCCCGCCGTCGTGCCATTTCAGCAAGGCTCCTGCTTATAAGCTGATTATCTGACTGTGATGGAAATACACCACGAACACGAATTTTTACAAAATCACTGTCCTCGCCGTACATTTCCACCCATTCATTAAGCTGCTGCTTATTGCTTATTGCTACATTACGACTATCAATCTGCTTATGCTTCCAATATTTAGCTTGCGAATTAAAACACTCAAAGAACCTGCCTTGATTTCTTGTCGGGTTCCCAAATGCCGCAAATATAATCTCTGTATTACTGTCTGTCGTAGCACCTTCCGCAACTGTCCATATCTCATCAATGATTGCAGACGCTTCATCAAAGAGTATCAATATTCTTTTGCCTTGGTTATGCAAACCTGCAAACGCTTCCGGATTATCCTTTGACCACGGTATAGCGTCTATACGCCAAGTCTTTTCGTGACCTTCTTCAATACTGAAAATACTCGTCGCCGTCAGCTTAAATAAATCCTTGGCAATAAAAAGGCGATACCACTTGGCAAGCTCTGCCCAGGTCTTTGCTTTTAACTGTGTATCAGTATTAGCCGTTACTACACCACGGGTATCTTCATGCGTTGATATTGCCCATAGTATCAGCCATGAAACACATGCACTCTTGCCAATCCCGTGGCCTGACGCTATCGCTATACGAATCGCCGTTGATATATCAGCCAAACCATCACGTATCAACGCCAGTACAGACAGCTGCCATTCCTGCGGTTTTGCTTCTGCCAATTCTCCTTCTCCCCAAGGAAACGCCGCATACACAAACTTTACAGGGTCATGTGTAAGCTCGCCTAAGAAGCTTGCCAGTTCTGAATATTCCTCATTCTGCTTCTCCATGCTTCATACGCTCCCTTGCCTTGCTGATGGCGTCAGATATACCAAGACTGCCCGACATTTCGACTTCACGCTTATCCCGCCAATCGTCCGGACGGCGATTTTTCAGCCAAAATATTTGAGCTGTCGTGTTCGGCTGCGCATATTTTTTGATAGTCCGTGTTTCTGTGCGTCCGTCAGGAAGTTCAACGATAGTTTCCTCGTCATAATAATACCCCTGCGCTGACTTCAATAAAGCATTTTCGACTTCAATATCTACAACTTCTTTTCCTTTTTTCAATGCTTCAGCTAATTCTTTATACTTGTTTTGCCAGGTATAAAAAGTTGCGTCCGAAATGCCGATATTATGTGCTATCTGCGAATTAGACAGTCCATTACGTGCCCAGCCTTGTATCTTGGTTAATCCTTCCGCTGTTATCCAGTCTCCAAATAAACCTTTTTTCCTAGATTTAGCCATAGTTTTTCACCGCTCATAGTTCCTCTTTTTCCTGCTTTTCAGACTGCTTGCTACGCTTCTTGCTTGGCATACCTGCTTTTTTAGCCACCAGTAGCACACTGGTAGTTGCACTGCCATCATAGAATACCTCTACATCGTAGCCATCATTAGTCCAATCTTTAATGAATTTAGCTACATCGTTTTCAGCTTCTCGGTAATCAAAACAAATTTCTTTTACCATTACATCTTGCAACACTATTATCACCTGCCTTTTTTGCATTAAAAAAGCCGTTGCCACCTTTCGATGGTAACGACTTGTTGTTTTCCACGCTGGCAACAGCCGTACCAGCGTAAGTGGTTTAAGGAGGTTAATCCAAGAGAATTGCAGAGGTTTCTGCAAAACCTACTCTAATAGTATAACATATAAAAAACGCCATCAACTTTTAAAGTTTTAAAAATATTATTCTACTACGTGAATTAACCCATACTGACAAGCTATCTCAGCCGCTAACTGTCTGAACGATGACAGGATATAAAAAAGCGTTTGTTCGCTATAACCGTTGCCATTCTTTGCGGCTATCTCTGTAACAGGCCAGCCATTGTAATATTGACGCATTAATTTTTGTTCAGCTTCCCCGCTATTACCATACGTCAAACCAATTACCTTTAACCATTTCTCAGGTCGATGAACAACTAAATCATCTACTATAACACTCTTAATTTCAGATATAGCATGTATAGCTGTATTTGCAGTCGGGTCAGATATACCGCTTGGATGACCGCTACCGCCTTCACCTTTTCTACTACCTATGGTACTATGCCTAGCTTCATCAACCGCCTGCCTTATCCTTTTTTCGCTTCTAAACACCCTGTCAATCAGCTTGTATGCTTTTTTGCGCTTGTTAGTTTTTTTCACTCTTATTACCCCTTAGAAAAACTATCATTGACATTATTATCATGCTCATTCCTATTGCTACTAGTATCATCATCAATTCCCAACTCATTCCCCACTCCGTATTAGTTACCACGGTGAATATACTACTAGATAGGCTAGATAGACTATCGCAATAAATCCTATCGCTAAACCACAAAAAAATAAAAATATTCCTTCAATCATTTTTCAGCCTCCACTTTTCCCACTCACTCAATCTCCCATCAAAAAAAGCATGTAAATAATTTATTTTTTCTTCGATTCTTGCTAATACTTCAGGCTCGTTTCCAACTTTTCTTAAAGAATTTCTTAACCCATACAGTTCTGCAAGAGAAAAACGCATTGAAAATTTTTTACTCATTCCCGCTCTCAGCCCCTATCCCAAGTTCATTTAATAACTGCTCTCTCGCCCATTCAAGCCAGCACTCATGACAATTGCCATCAAAACCACATTCTAATGGAATATTATTCGGTGGACACTCACCACTATGCCCCGCAGCGGTTATTAATGTATTTAGCATGTACTTTTTACTCATTCTAGTCCCTTCCGTAGCTGCTACTTTTAGCTGCTACTTTTAGCTGCTACTTTTCTTCGTGCTGTTCATTTAACCAATTTTTCCACATCCTTATTTCTGTG